ACCCGGTAGATAAAAAAGTAAACCACTAGATATAAATAAACCTGAGGGAATCGATTCCCTCAGGTTTATTTATATCTAGTGGTTTACTTTTTTATCTACCGGGTATGCTATTTTGCCATACCCGGTAGATAAAAGTGTCATAACTAGAGAATGTTTGTAACGATAAGTCTGCGGTAGTAGACGTTGGTGTTGAATGTTAGAGCACCCGAACCAACGGTTAGACCTTGTGCGAATGGATTTGCAACCATACCGTACCTGGTCTTGAAGCCGATCTTTGGCTGGAATGTTGACTGATCAACTGCGCGTACCATCTGTAGTGGGACGTATGGGCAGTAGAATAGGCCAGCATCGAAGGCCGAGGAACCCTTGTAACCAACAGTTAGGTAGTTACCACCGATTGCATATGGGTCGATGTAGACCTTGATGCGACCGTTGAGAACACCAGCAAATGTATTGCCTGTGTCATCAACCTGTAGGTTGTTGGAGTTTAGAGCAGGAGCGTAGTCGAGAACACCGGCCATCTGCAGAGCGGAAGCAACGTCCGAGGAGCAGATAACAATGTTACCCTTACCACGGCGGGTCTGCTTGGCGATCTGGTTAGCTTCACGCTCGAGCTGGAACATCAGGCCCTTGAACTTCTCAACCGACCAACGGCCGTTGGAGTCTGTGTCAAGGTCAAACACGCCTGCAGTTGTGGTGTTCTCTTGAGCGCCGGCAACGGCTGTGATGTTGATCGTGCGAACAACTTCGCGGTTGATTTCAGCAAGGATTTCAGCCGAGAGGATGTTGGCAAGCTCTGTCTCAGCGTCAAGGCCGTGGATTGCCTTAAGGTCCTGAGCAAGCTCCATGGTGTATTCAGCCTTTAGAGCACGTGACTTAGCTGTAACGGTTACCTTCTCGATTGAGAAGCCCATTTCAGCAAAGGCGGCATTGGCATCGGCACCGAGGACTTCAGCCTGGGCAGTCGACATACCTGTGCCTGTGTTGTAACCCTCAACGTTCGCCATTGGAGTTGTGTTTGTCTGGCCAGGAATTGTACCAACAAACTTCTGACCAAATGTATTGGCGCCAGAAACAACAGAGGAGAACGAGGTGTTGACTTCGTTGTAGAATGTCTCACCACCGGCCTTTGTGTTACCAACAACAGTTGTGTTGCCAAGGGCAGCAGAGTTGCCGTAACGCGAGCGCATTGCAAAGATTAGGCCTGTTGGACCTGTCATTGGCTGTGTGCCAGCAATGTCATAAGCAATGAGGTTTGGCATCGAACGACGAACAAGGCTGATGAGGACTGGATCGAATGTGTCGATTGGACCAGCGCCAGCAGTTGAGCTCGAGGCACCCATTGCGTTGAAGGCGCCGGTTGACGAGGTTTCGGTTAGGGTCTGGAAAGCGCCGTGTGCATGGGCTTCACGGAGGGCCTTCTCTGTGTTCTCTAGAACAACAGCCGTAACTGAACGACGGTGAGCGTCCTTGATCGAAGGAAGCTCATTGTGTTCGAGGATAGGAGACCACTTCTTTTGTAGATCTTCAGCTAGGTACATGTTAGTTATTTCCCTTTCTAGTTAGGTTCTATTATTTATAACAAATGTTACTTCTTGATGGTACGTGAGATTGCCTGTACATACCTATTAACAGTTGGATCTACTGTTACGGTTGATTCCGTAATAGCTTCACCTTCGAAGGTCTCCTCCTCAATGTTGGAAGAGTGAGTCTTTTGTGCAAAGTACTTTTCCTTTACTACGGAAAGCTTTGTTTTATAGACGTCTAGATCACCATCGAACTCAATGCCCTCGGCTAGAGCAGCAAACTTTTCAGACTGAGCCATTGTCAGACCTTCGGAGAGCTCCTCAAACACCTCATGGCGCTCAGATTCAATGACGGCCTCAGTTAACTCTCTGTTAACCGAAATGGCTTCATGAAGCTGCTCTTCAAGTTCCTCAACCTTGGCGGTTAGGGATTCAACAACATCAATCTTCTCTTCTGGAACATCAATATAGTGCTCTGCAAAGAGATTCTTGAGACCACCGATAAACTCTTCAGTGATTTCAGAACGTAGCGTGGATTCGATAGCAACTCTATTCTCATCCATCCATCTCTCAACAACATAGTTGAGGTATGTGTCAAGGTTCTTTTCAGTCTCCTCGACGATGGATGTGAGCTCTTCGTCTAGACGAGCCTCATACTCTTCTTCTAGCTTGGCGATCTCAACAGTTAGCTTTGCATTAACTGCAGCTTCAAATAGCGTAGTAGCCTTATCACGGAACTCTTCGGAGAGATCCTCACCATCAAACATTTCTTCAACATCCTCACGAACGCTTAGCTTTGGCATTGCGTCACGAGTCTTTGGACCCTTGCCAGTCTTCATATCTACGGAAGACTGATTTGCATCAGAGTTTGCACCTGATGGTAGTGAACTAGCTTCCTTACCAATAAGTGCCATTGCCTGTTCATACCACTTGGAAAGATCTTCCTTCTTCATGCCATTCATGGCACCAAGAGTACGCTGCATGAACTCGATCTTTGACTTTGGATCAGCTTCGGTACGTGAACCTGGCTTTAGAGTATCAGCAGCAATAGATGCTTCGTCAAGATTTTTGACTTCCTCACCAAGATGAGCATTCTTTTTTACTACAGCATGCACAGCCTTAGCAACAGCTTTATGTTCAGAGGACGGAATGCCGCTCTTTTCTAAAGCCTTCTTATCTAAATCAGTATGTACAGTATCTTGATCAAAAGAATAGCCACCATCACCGTGATCAATTGTATGTGTGGATTTTCCTTTAGGGCCATGAATAGTTACTTTACTGTCATAGGTACCTTCTTCATGATCAATCTTATACTTCTCTTCAAGAGTCTGGATAGTCATATGACCTTCTCCTTTCTTAGATTTATGAATATTTATAATAAAATATTTCTTGATAACTTGGAGATAAAGCTTTCAAATAACTTAAGCTTAGATTCTTCCAACTCATTCATAGTCATTCTTTTTAGCTTCTTTCTGGCCTCATGAAGTCTTTCTTGATACCATGAATCGCTTGACGCGTCATAGACCCAGTCTACATTCTCCATCACACCCTTGACAAAGGCATTAGGTGCTGAAGGATCAGCTACGATATCAGCTGCGGTGGCAAGGTGAAAGTCTTCTTGTACTTCCATGATGCCGTCCTTGTTAGGCTTTAGTGAGCCCATACCTCTAGACGATACACCGAGGTTTGCACCAGACTTAAGAAGACCCTTGGCAATGTTACCCATCGGAGTATCCGTAAGCTTGGCCTTACCGATAAAGTTGTTTCCACTCTTCTTAAGCTCAGTGATTATGTGGGATACTCTATCTAGATTGATCTGAGGACCTGCAGGATGACCAAGCTCACCATACGCTCTATTGCTCTTTACGTGTGACTCAACATACTTATTTACAGCTGCTTCCATAATAGGAAGTCTATAGATTCTACCATTACGATTAGGTGTTTCAGCCTGCATAAAGATGCCCTTGATATAATGGTCTTTTGAACCATCCTCCTTGGCCTCAGTAATGTGTTCTAGTTCTTCGTAAAGTTCTGTGATGAGCTTCATCTTAGCCTCTATAAGCTGCAGGTGTTGCAAACACTGCTACGTTAGCTGTTAAGGTATCAGTCGGAATCTTCTCAACAAAGATATACTGATTTGCTGGTATAACAAACGTTCCTCTTACCACCGCTGCATTAGACGTTAGTGTTATCAGTGAAGTAGCGGTTGCAGCCAGGTATACTATAGGGGAATCGTATACCGTGTTTGCAGTAGTTAGAGTGATAGAGTTAGCCGATGGCTTTACGATATTCATACGTTTCTACCCGTGTTTACATCTACCGAGAAACTAGGATATGTATTTCGTGGAGCACTGGAAACATCAATACCGCCTGCATATGGAGCAGTCTGTTCTTGATTTTTGTCACTATTGCCATACATTAGGTAATCATGCACCGCTGCAATCTTATCCTTAGCAACTGCAATCTTTGATTGAACCCATGGCTCAACAACTTCGTCGTCGGAAAGATTACTTGCAAGCTGCATTGCCTTAGCTGCAATTGCCTTTAGCTGAGTCTTTGCCATCTCGGCTGATTCATCCTCGGAATCACCACCAAGCAAAGGAAATGCAAGTGATTCGTTAATCTTCTTGCGTGTGAGCTCACGGAGAGTCTTGCCTGACTTGCAGCTTGACATCTCATCTACTGAAACCAGATCTTCACCAGCAGACTCGCTTACCTTCTTGTCATAAACCTTCTTATCGTTTGGTGATTTATGTCCATGCTTGTTGTCCTTTTCAAGCGAGTACTTAACGTTCTTAGCTTGATAGACGTCATCACCGTTGCCGACGCGATCAGAGTGCTTTTCTGTTGAATGCTTCTTCACAAAGTCTTGCTCAGCCGGAGACTTTGGCTCATAGTCAACACCTGGCTCGTCACCAGTGGAACCAGGAACTATCTTGGATGCCTTTATTCCGGCTAGAACATCCTTTAGTGACTTAGGCATGTACTTCTTCCTCTTCGTTTTCGTCCTGTACTTCTACTTGTGGTCTAAACATAGACTGAGCCATTTCGATCTTTCGCTGATCTACTGCGTCTGAAATCTTATTTAGCATAACAGAATCAAACGCTTGTTTAAACTCAACAGGCTTTTGACTTGAGCTAAAGTTTAAGAGATCAGCAACTCGGTATTCAATTTCTGTCATATCACTATTCCTTACTTATTTCTTGCTACTGTTTGGACGGCGGATCTATATTCGGTATCTTCCCTTGGGGTTCTTTGACCCTTCTTTTTACCAAGAAGTCGTATTACAGTCTCAGCGCGTCTTATTTTATCGGCATCATCAGGTTCTTGGTTGCTGTCATCTGGTGTTTCTGCATCACCTGCACCAGAAGCTTCTACATCTGTAACGGATGGATCCTCTTGCTGGTCAGCTTGCTGATCCATTGGATTCCATCTAGGATCCTGTTGCTCTTCCTCTATCTGCTCGTCTTGTTCCTCAATATCCTCGTCTGATTGCATGAGAATATTGCGGCGAGCCCAGTTGTGTGAGTAATACTTGCCTATCAGACCACCTTGCTCCATGGTCATCATAAGCTGGGCTCTGTTCTGTAGTATCTCACTGTCTTTTAGTTCAGTGAAGTAGTTGTCCTTTGCAAAATCAAACTTGATCTGAGCAGCAATTGATTGCCACTCTTCCATGGACATAACGCCCTTTAGAACTAGTTGCTTCTCAAGTAGTTGTAAGAATAAAGAGGAGAATCTTGCACGAAGTCTAATAATAAATCTATAGAACTTTAACTCATCTCTAGTTACTTCTGTTGCTCTTCCTAGCGAGAAAAGCGCATCAGAGTTTAGTCTATTAACAGGTACGTTAAGCGTCTGGTATAGCTTCTTCTGGAAGTACAGAACATCGTCCATCTCACCGAGTGTCTGACCACCTGGCAGAGTAGTAACCTCAGTTCCTCTACCGCCTTCTCTTCTTGGCAGCCAGTAATCCTCAAGCATGGTCATGAACTTGCGATCGTCGCGAACCTCACCGCTAGCAGAGTCATAGACAAGCCTGTTTTTATGCTTGATCATGATGTCACGAACGTACTGCTCGGCTTTCATCTTTGGTAGATTACCGACGTCGATATACCAAATTCTGCGTTCTGGTGCTCTGGATAGTCTGTAGATGACAAGAGCATCTTCTAGAGTTCTAAGCTGATTTAAAGCCTTGATGGCCTTGTGTAGATACGATAGCACCATCGTACCTTGGGTATCTGTTAGTCCAGACGTAACATAGACGATTGAGTCTTTAGCAATCTTAAGTCCAGTAGTGGATGGACCTGTTACCTTATTACCGTAGTTAAAACCCTTGTCATTAAAGATATAATACTCATTTTGTACCTTTGGCACCATGGCATCAAGGCCATCAGTAGATCCATTTACCTTAACTTTTGTAAGCTCGCGAACCTTGCGAATTTTACGAGGATCTACATATCTAACTTCCTTAATACCGGCTCTAACATCCTTATCATCAATAATCACATGATAATAAAGTCTTCCATCGATGTACCAACGCCTGTATGTCTCGTAGGCTACTCTATTAAAGTTCAGTATCTTTAGTACATTTTCAAACTCTTCTCTCAAAGCCTTTTTTATCTTGTCGGTAACATCTACGTTATCAAGATTTATATCTACTATTGTTTCTTCATCAATACTGATTGATTCATTTACTATTTCATCTACAGCCACGTCTATCTCAGGCTGCAGTGACATTTCTCTGTAACGTGTGACTAACTCGGCTTCGGTTCTTACAGTACCATCTAGGTCAACGTATGTGCCATAGGCACCACCTGCCGCAACGACAAGAGCTCCATCATCTGCTTCTCTTGGAGCAAACGATGGAGCAATCTCATCTTGTACTGTTCTTTTAAACTCAAAACCGAATAAGCGCATTATGTATTCCTAAACTTATAGTATATTATTAGGCTTCGCCAGCGCCACCAAACTGGGTGGCATCAGAACCAGCACCAGATGCGGCAAATGGTAGCCAGTAATCATATGCAAATCTAACACCAAACAACTGAAGCTGATTGCTAGCTTCCCAATCCAATGTCATTGCTTCAATATTAACTGGGA